CCAAAAAAAATACCGTTTGAATCAATTTTATCTCTTGAATGGTTCCAAATCCCATCACTACCCTTATCATATATACTAAAAAATCCAGTACTACTATTCCCGTTTGGTGATGAAACAATAATTCTATTTCCAATTTCATTTATACCTATATCATATCCAAACCAATCATTACTACCACCATTGCCATTAATTTGTTGTTTTTCTTCCCATTGTGAAATATTTTGATCAAATTCAAATATTTTAATATAATTACTATCATAATTTGATGCTAATACTGTATTTCCATCTTTACTCATTGCGATGCTTTTACCAAAATTCTGTCCATAGGTGTTAGATGTAAATATGTTACCCCAATCTTCTACTGTTGCACCTTGATGATATATCTGTATAAATCCTTTTCTATAACTGGATATCACTATTCTAGTACCATCTCCATTTATATCAATATCTCCCCCTAAACGTTCATCGTGAAGTGAACCTGTAATATTTTTGATATTTTCCCAAGGGATACTCATTTTATATAATAAATCTATATATTAAAATATTATTCTATAAATTTATTTTTAAATTATAATTTTTTTAAAGTGGATTATTTATAATCCACCATCATATTGGATAAGTGGATTATTTATAATCCACCATAATCCATTTGTGGGTTTTGGAAAAACCAACGCAATGAAAAGTAACGTGGTTCAGATTGTATCATAGATTTTTCTTTCATTTCCAAGTTAGGTCCTTTATCAATAACATTCTGTATTTGACGAATATTAAGAGCGGAATTCCAATAACGGAGTGAAGAAGTATAACCATTAAATCCACCATTCATGGTTACATATACGTCACCATAATTTTGTTTAGGAACACTGTTTAATATATGACGTTTAACGATAGTACCATTAATATAAACATCTAAGTTGTGATTTTCTACACGGATAATAATATTAACCCATTTATTTAATGGTATGTCTTCAACGATAATTTCTTCACGAATATTCTTAAAAGTGTTCATAATAATGACAAAGTTGTTAGTATTTGGAGTAATATATAAACCAGGGGCATTATTTGGATTATTCATACCGTTTTCAGGATTTATTTGGTCATTTCCTTTGTGAAAAACATGTTTGAACAGATTGTCTGGTGATAAATTCTTAATATAAGTCCAGACAGACCATGTAAACTCAATACCATCTTCTTGGTTGACAGAACGTAAAATTGGTACAGCATGTGGAACAGCCGGATTCTGAGGGATAACCATCATTTGACTAGCATCGGCCATACCATCTAATAAAACAGGATCAGAAGTTGGTCGCATAAAATAACTGATAATGCTTATACCCAATCGCAAAAGAAGGATAAATACAATGAGAACTAAAAATAAAAAGGCAACCTTGGCAATTATACTATTCGACTCCATAAAGTCTTTTGTTCCGTCAAACATACCCTTTGTCTTTGGAACAGGAGAGAAATTTGAGGTTGATACATTTCCTAAATTAGGTGATGAACTCATTATATATATCATGATAAATTAAATTTCGATACTTCCTTGTTCAATATTGTTGTCCAAAAAGGCAACCTTAATTTTGTATTTTTCAAAGATGTTTCCTAATCCTAATCTTCCTGCGAACCCATCTTTGTAGATATTCCATGCCTCTTGTGGATTTGTAGGACCATCAAAGTACATAAATTTAGCTGTATAACCATCAAATCCACCATTTGGTGTTATTTCAACAGGAGCGCGGGTATTAACTTTGGCAACTCCTGGTAATACACAAGTACGCACTAATTTACCATCTAAATAAACATCTAAGGATCGTCCGTAGAGACTGATAAGTAAATGTGTCCATTTTTGGAGTGGAACGTTTTTGATTTCACAGTTGTGAATTGTTGGAGTGGTCGATTGCTTTGTTGGATAAGTTGCTAAGGATATAGTAAGATTATTCTGCATAGCCCCTAAACTGACAGATGGAGAAGGGTTAGACTCTCCTAACTGATTATTGTCAGTTCTTCCAAAAACAACCTTTGGTTGTCCGTAGCGATAGTTCCAATCATCGACATACATCCATACCGAATAAGTGTAATTACTGCTTCCAGATGAATTAGCTAAATTTTTTGGATCAACCACTTGTCTAGCTTTGGCACTTGATAAAGAAGTTATTGACCCTTTATTCGTATATGCTGAATAGATAAAATAAAAAATAATAATTGCCATAATAATAAAAACTATTTGGAGTAGGGTCATTTTCTTATATACTATCTACCTAGATTTTATTATTTATTATATTAATGGTTTCCTAAAATATACAACATCTTTAATTGCCCCATGAATACCATTATCTTGTCCCACTGTAACAGCGTCTAATGTCATATAAGGAGCAATGGACGATGTTGAAGAAATAAGTTTATCATTAATTAATACATCCATAGTACCACCATCGTAATTTATAACAAAATGATTCCATTTTTGTAATTTCAAGTCTGTTCCCAAATAAATATTTTTTAGTTCCTCATTATTCATTTTAATTTGAATTTTTAGCTTATTGTCATCCGCTTTATAAAGAAGTTTTGGCTTATCCCCATAACTAAATATAGTAGAATATTCAGTGTAAGATATACTTGTATTAGGTGGCTGTGGATTGATGTATATCCAAAATGAGATACCATAGTAATAACTATAATTTTTATCCTTTAATGATGGTTTAAGATCCTCAAAACTACCGATCATTCGACGTTTATCTAAATATATAGGACCTTCTAAAAGTGTCTGACCAGTTTTACTATGATGATAAAGATGTTTTACTTTACCCCATAAACTTTGAATAACAATAAATAGGATATCTATTCCTAAAATAATAAATGCTGTTGGTGTTGTGATACGGTATTGTTCCTTCGCCCAATCAATGAAATCATAAAATAAACAAGGAATGTACAAGATGAAATTTTTAATTAAGTTAATGTAAGAGTTACCAACTTCTATATCCTTGATAAAATAGAGAAAAAACATAATAGTTGTAGCGAATATAAGAGTATTTATAACCGTAAAAAAACTTTTGGTCATTGGAGGATTTTTCATAAAATGAAAAATTAGGGTGACAAATCCTAAAAACAATGATAATCCAAGTATTATCATTCCGCCAATTTTCAATATATTCATTAGATTCGTCCCAGTTAAATTGCTACCTTGAAACCCGTACATTATATCTTTTTTAAACCCTAACAATAGAAGTAATCCTAAAATAAGAGAACCAAAAATGGTTAATGTTACTGTAAATGAGTTACCAATGTTGAAGTGTCCTGTTGGATCAAATCGAAATAATAGAATAATAGCAATGGTATATATAATAACTGAAAGAACTGTAATTTTTAGGGAGAGTCCCATTATATATATCATTATAAATTATCTAGCGCAGTTTTCTCTCCATGGCAATTTCTACAAAGCGCTTCTAAATTATCAACATGGTTTGAACCACCATGTTCCAACGGTTGTGTATGATGGACTTCAAACCATGCTGTTAGCTGTTGTTTACATGAATTACATTTCCAATTCTGGTTAGAAGCAACGAATTTCTTCTTCGTTTCACTAACGGAACGTTTATTACTTGTTTTTCCTGAATTAATAATTCGTCGCTCGGCGCCGCCAGAAGTTGCCCCTCCAACCTGTTCAAACATGTTTTGGCTAGAGAAATCTAAAATAGGAGTTAACATGTCAGTTGTATTTTTATCAATAGGCATATATTTGATAATACCATTAGCATGTTTAATCAAACTATGTGACTGGGCTGGATTTCTTTTAATAAACAAATAGAGTGAAAATCCTAAAAAGCCAATAAATGCCATTTGATAATACTTCTTCCACGATTTTATCATTTCCACATATTTACCATCATTATAAGCATTTGCTATAAAAAAAACTGTTAATCCTAAAATAACTACTTCTATCTTCATACTGTAAGTTTGTTATATAATATATACATAATTATTGACAATAATGATAAAATTATAAAGTTTTTATAATCTCCTATCAACCAATGCCAGTTCCTTTTTTTCGGTTCATTTTTTTCAGGAAGAATAGTGTATTTTGCCATAAAATTTGCGTAATCCATTGGTTTCAATCCCAATTGTTCATTCATCCTATTATGAATAAAATGAGTCCATTTAATAAAGGATTCCCGTGAATCCAAATAAGGAGTAATAGGAAACTTATCTAGCAATTTACTAAATTCGTTGCCTAAACGTTCACTTGGTAAAAAAATTGGAATATTCATGACTAAATCGTAATATTTTTTTTTACTTACCTTATTGGGATTAAGTGGGTAATGAAATCCAATAGAATGAAAAACATACCAATACTTATCGAAATCAATTGTCGATATACTTTCTTCCATTAAAATCAAACAATATAAAAGTTCATCCGTACTAACTAAATAAGTAATGAATAGAATGAAAAATGAAACACAGACCTATTGTAATAATTGCGATAAATATGGGCATAATTTTCATAATTGTCGTAAACCATTTGAAAGTAGTGGTATTATAGCATTTCGAAAAAATAAACAAGATAGATTTGAATATTTAATGGTATGTAGAAAACACACATTTGGTTACATCGATTTTTTGAGAGGTCGTTATTCAGTAAACAATAAATCGCAAATTATAGATATCATGTTTGAAATGAGTAATGAAGAAAAAAATAATATTCGAGATAAATCATTTGATGAACTATGGTTGGAATTATGGGGATCTACTAAAAATTCCTATTATTCTAATGAAAAGATATTTGCAAGTGATAAATTCAAAATGTTAATGAATGGAATTCAATTAAAGAATGATTTTTATACTACCAAAACATTACTTGACGAATGTACTATTGGATGGGATTCTCCTGAATGGGGATTTCCCAAAGGTAGAAAAAATCATAAGGAGGATTCTAAGGATTGCGCTATACGTGAATGGAGTGAGGAAACTGGATATAAAAAAGAATTTCTTAATATAATCGATAATGTGAATCCATATGAAGAATTTGTAATTGGTTCAAATTATCAGTCTTATAAGGATAAATATTATCTTGCAGAATTTAACTGTAATGAAAATGAATTAACAGATATTAATTTTCAAAAATTAGAAATAAGCAATGCTAAATGGGTTACATTAGAAGAGGCATATTTACTAATTAGACCATACCATTTAGAGCGACTGAAAATTGTTGACAAGATAAACAAACTATTAAATAAATATTCAGTATATATATATGGATAAATTATATCCCAATATTAATGACCCTACTTTTAACATAAAAATAGCAGAACGTAAAGAATTTCATG